TTAAGGCGCTGAGACCGTTTGTAGGCCTGGCGTTGCCTACCATGAACCTTCCGGCGGCGGCTCTTCTGCTTCAAGGGCTCTCTACCTGGATCATCGCTGCCTATGAATCCATGAATGTGGTATTGCGCTGGATGCTATGGGGCATTGGGGCCGATCTGTTTACTGGGATACTGTGCGCCGCCTTTATCACAAAGGTATTTTCACCCTCATTCATGGCGCGTGGAGTACTGGTGAAAGGCACATGCTTCGCCATCGTAGTGTTCCTGGCCAAGCAACCAGAGCTTCAGATTGAGTTCAAGGGCATCCAGACTAGCGTGGGGCAGCTGCTCGGCGTTTACTTTCTAACCGGAGAATGGGCGTCTGCCTTGAAGAACCTGGACACGCTGGGCGCTCCATTCCCGAAGTGGATGTCGGCTATATTGCAGCAAGTCCACTCTTCCGTAGACAACATCGACGCCAGTAAGGCTGTTAGCATGTTCACCAGTTTCACGAAGCGAACCGAGGGGAACGTGGAAGTCGTCAGCAAGTCCACCACTGTCGTCACCGAAAAGGCGGAAGATCCGAAGTGACCAGCACGATCAAGGTGGCCGTTGCCTCCCTGATATTCATTGGAATAATCGCCGCCATCTTCATCGTCCTGTTCCAAGACGAGAACTACATGCCGCACGCGACCTGCTGGCGCGGGAATGCGGTACTGATCTGGGGTATGGCAATCGGCAACGCGATCATCTTCGTCTGCTACGCTCTGATTTCAGCCGGGCTATTTCGGCTGATCCAGGTAGTAAACCTCGGGCCACTATCGCCCGTGGCGGCCGGGTTCGCGGTATTCATCGCCACCTGCGGCATCACGCACTTGGCCGACGTCATCACGATCTGGCATTCAGCGTTCTGGTGGCAAGCGGCAGGAGTCTGGCTCTGCGCGATACCTTCTATTGTGACGGCCTCGTATTTGGCGGTCTACTCCAAGTCGATCACCTCGCTGGCCAAAGAGATTTTCAAGGTGTATGAGTAATGCAGTGGGACTCGGAAAGCATCATCGCCCTCATCACGGCTACAGGGATAGGCGGGATGTGGCGGCCAATCCTGCGCCTGATAACCGGCCAGACCGTTCGGAGGGAGCGAGATATTCTGGGGTTGCAGGAAAAGTTGGAGCATGAGACTGGAGAGGTGAAGTCGATCCTTTTGGCCCAGATTGCTGAATTACGCGGCCAAGTGGTCACTTTGACGGCGCAGAACATCGCCCAGCAGCAGATGATTATGGAGCAGCACGCCCAGATAGCTGTACTCCAGGAAAAAGCGAAGATCGGAAATTAGCTACCATTATCAGCATGAGAACATTTGCTCTCCCGCTGCCAGTCCTATAGGAAAACGGCATGATAGAGTACCAAGACCTAATCAACGGCCCATCGCTATACTCGGATCGGTTTGACTTTAAGCTCATACCCGGAAATGTAACCGGCGGAAGCCTGGCGACCCCAGGGGCAAAAGTTTTGACGATCCGCCCTGTTCCAATGGGGGTAAATGGTACCAACACGGACTACTACCTAAGGATATCCGGCGGAACGGGTACGGCTGAGACCGTTCTGGTTACGGGAGGAACCTGCGTTGCCGGGGCGTCGGTTGGGACAATCGAGTTTACAACAGTTAATTCTCATACCGGCAGTTGGGGGATCACCAGTGCGACCGCCGGTATCCAAGAGGCCGTCAACTCCCTCCCAACGATCACGGGCGGAACGGTCTGGATTCCACACGGGACACATAATACCTACGCAACAGTGATGGTGACCGGGAATTACGTCACCATAAATGGGCAGGGAAGCGCCTCTCGTATTCAAGCAAACCACAATACTGGATCGGTGTTCTACTTGTCGGCGCTAGGGAATGCTCCGGGCGGGCCAGATGGTTGGCAGAATACCATCAAGCAGCTGTATATTAAAGGCCCGGCGTCTCCAGGATCGCTGACTGCCATCCGTGTCCGAGGGCAACTGGTTTGCCGGATCATCGACAACGATATCGATGGCGTTTTCCGGGGGATTTGGATCAACGATGTGCCGGGAGATGTCCCCTATGGGGTTACATCTGCGATTTTTATTCAGAGAAACTCCATACTTAGCACGCCAGCCAATGGCCGCGCCATAACCGTGTACGGTGGAGCGGACCATTTTATTATCAACAACCACATGGCGACCGGCAGCGCGAATACCGTAGGGTTTTACCTGGAAGCCTCTGTCGGCACTAAAATAATCGCCAACGAAGTCTACGGATTCACTGTGGCGCTCCTGATGATCCCTGACAGCGGTAACTTTTGCTCCGCCATCGAAAGCATCGGGAACTGGTACGATTCTTCGCAAGACGATGGGGTGAAGTTGTTCCCAGTTGGAACTGGGCAGATTTGTGAAATTCGGTTCACCGACGACCGGATTGCCGGTAGTGTTGGGAACGGTATGGCGATATTCGGGACAACTGCCAATGTGCTGGGGGTTGTTATATCCGAATGCCTTGTCTCCTTCAATCATGGGCAAGGCATCCTCTACCTTGGCGGCACGGATGTGGAGCTAAACGGTTGCCATGTGTTCGCTAATTCGTATGTCTCTCCTGGCACCAACCATGGCCTTAATATTGCAGCGGGGGCCGGGAACATTCGGGTGCACGGTGGAACCTACGCGCAATCCGCGCCTTTGCCGGGTAGCGCTCCGGCCAATACCCAAGGGTACGGCATCCTCATCCAAGCGGGCGCTGGAGACAACATTATGATCGAAAGCGCCGTGGTTACTCCTAATATAGCGGGAGGAATCAGCAACGGGGCGACTGGAACCAGCAACGTGATCAGGGGCAATCTGGGGTATAACCCGATTGGCCAGAGTTCCATTTCTGTTGGATCGTCCCCATATACCTACACGGCCGGTGCCTCGCCGGAAACGGTTTACATCCGTGGGGGAACAGTATCGGATGTCAAGGTTGGAGGGACCACTGTGGCGACAGCGTCTCCGGTATCCCTTACTTTGTATCCAAATCAGGCTATCACGGTAACCTATTCGGTATTGCCGACGATGGTTGCCGACCGGCAGTGAAGAATGCAGCCACCCCCTGATAACTCGAATATCCTGGTAGAGCTTCAGCCTGGCCAGCAGTCTGATCTTCAGTATGAGTACGAATTTGAGACGTTAATCACAGGCGAGAAGGGATCTGGTAAAGCGCAGCCACTGGACTGCTTGGTGGCCACTCCTTATGGGTTTAAGCCAATTGGATCTCTTGTGATCGGATCGCAAGTATCCAACCCAGACGGGTCTGCCTCCAAGGTGATTGGAGTTTACCCGCAAGGAATTAAACCTGTGTTTAGGCTGACGTTCTCGGATGGAGCATCCACTCGGGCTACCGGTGAGCACCTGTGGCTCTATACGACCGTGATGCGTCAGTACAAGGGGGATAATCGGTATTATCCATTTGACGAAGAGGATAAGGTTAAAGGCCGCATAGCCACTACAGATGGATTATCCGACATCCTTAAATCGAACAGGGATAGATCGGATAAATCGATGCCGAACTCGATTCATATACCATCTCCAAGGCCGTTGAATTTTTCTCCTGGAGGCAAGAAGGGATGGCTTAGAGAGGTAGACCCGTATTTGCTTGGGGTCCTTCTTGGAGATGGATGTTTAAGGTCCAAAGACACCGTATCGTTTTCCAGCGCTGATAGCGAAATCATTGAAGAGGTGGCCAGGAAAATACTGCCTTTGACCATGGCAAGTAAAAGGAATGGGAGCGTTGATTACAGAATCCGTGGATCTAGGCCGATTATAGACTCTCTAAAAAAACTTGGGGTATGGGGGAAGCTATCCGATAGCAAGTTTGTTCCAGATGTATATAGAGTGGCCCCAGAAAGCGTTCGAATGGATTTGCTTAGGGGTCTTATGGATACGGACGGAACGGTAGACAAGGATGGGTCGTGCTCGTTCACCTCAACGAGCCTCCAGCTTGCCCAGGACGTGCAATGGTTGGTCAGGTCAATTGGTGGAGTGGCGTCAATATCATCTAAAATTCCTAAATTTACGTATAAGGGTGAGCGGAAGATAGGACTCAAGGCTTATACGGTTAGCCTGAGAACCGACAAGGATAGCGATATGTTTTTCCTCTCCAGAAAGAAGGAGAGGTGCCGGGATCTTCGCGGACTTCCGATGATGAGGACGAGCAGGTATTTGGTGTCCATAGAGCCAGATGGTGAGGCGGAGTGCGTCTGCATATCGGTTGACAATCCCAACCAACTGTATATAACCGACGACTTTATCGTCACCCACAACACGACCTCAAGCATTATTTGGATTATTCGGGGAAACCTGGATGTTCCTGAAAATGAAAGAGACGCAATTGACGACTGCTATATAAACTGCCCTGTATTCCGGGCGGCTGTAGTCCGAAAAAACAATGACGATTTGAACGATTGGATTGAGAACGCAAAGCGCGTGTACGGCGAAGACGGAAAGACAGGTTTGAGGGCCACCTTTCGTCAGAATCCGCGTGAGTTTACATTTCCAAGCGGGGCTAAGATAATTCTAGTACACGCGGCCGATAAGGATGCGTACATGCGCATCACTGGCCAGTCTATTACCAGGCTATTTTGGGACGAGATCACCTTTGAGCCGGACAAGGATGTATACCAAAAGGTTTACTCTTCAATCCGATCAACCCACAAGAAAATGCGCGCCCAGATTCTCCTTGCCTGCAATCCTGAAGGCCCAGGACTGACTTGGGTGAAGGAGCGCTTCATCCGGTTTCGTGATGAGTCTGGGCGTATCTACAAGTCCGGTGAGCAGATGCGCATCCCGGTTTACGACCCCATTCGCAAAAAAAATGTCTACGTATCGCGAATCTATCATCACTGGAAACTAGATCAGAACCGCATCCATTTGGAAAACGATCCTATGTACGCGGCCCGACTTTCTTCGCTTGATAACCCCTCTCTGCGTGAGGCATACCTTTATGGTAATTGGGACGCCGCTGGTGGCAAGTTCTTTGAATTTAGGCGAGAACGTCGTGACTACGAGCCTGAAAATGCCTGCCACGTCTACGATGCCTCGAAGGTTGTGATTCAGCCATGGTGGCCTCGTCTGATCGGCGTCGATACCGGATACGCCCACTACACTGCCGCTTTTAAGATAGCCATGTCTCCTGACGGTAGGGTATGGGTGATTGATGAGATGGTCCACAAGACCATTGGGTACGGAGAGTGGGGGGCCATGCTGGCTCGCTGGTGCGTGCCGGACATGGCTGGACTTTCCCAGTGTGGAGCCCAGACCATCATTCCAGTGTTTATCTCACCGGATGCCATTGAACAACGTAAGAACGAATACGGAACTCATGCCGAATTGATCTTGGCTGGAGTGAACGAAGTTTTTGGTCCGAATTCGGCTGAAATCCTGTCTCCAGATGATTTAACAGGAGAAAACTTCGAGTACAACAGGTCCATGCAGCGCGGATCGTACATGCCATTTCGACGTGCTACAAATAAGCGGGTAGCTGGCTGGGGGTATATGCGAGAGCTGATGCGCTGGGACACGATAGCCCAGCCGGACATGCAGCAGTACGACCCAGATCACGCTCGTCGCCTTGTTGAGACATTGGGGTCTAGGGCCTACTTCGAATACCAGGATAATTTTAGGCCTAAAGAGCAATTCCTGCCAAGGCTACAGATATCCAGTCGCATTCGATACCTGCCAGATGCCCTGGAGTCTGCCGCCAGTTCCGAAAACGATCTGGAGGATGTGGCCTTTTCTCGCAGCGGCCGACGCGATATAGCCCAGATTCACGATGACGTTTTAGATGGTGCTCGATACGGTCTTGTCGCCACCAAACTCTACCGCCAAATCAAAGTCCCGCTTGATGTACGTGTCGATGCCGCTCTCCAAACTCTGCCTGAAAATCAGCGCCATGGCGCTATAGAGCACGTCCGTAATAGAATGAAAAAAGACGAGATAAAAGGATTCCGAATTGGACGTGGCGCAAATTCTGGTGTATACATTAGTTAATCCACAGTGATTGAACCATTCAAGAATTTCGAGGCTGCCAACAAGAAGCGCAACATCCAGGCGTTCGGGTTGATCCCCGTGGACCAGAGCATTGCCTGGATTGCCGACAATCCGATGGGCCAGTCTTTTGTCACCAACGGCTATTCCTCGAATGCGGTGTTCGATATCGCCACCGGAAATATCCAGTACATGCTCCTGACTGGAGACGTGAACACCAGCTCCTTTGTCTTCAACGGCGGTCTTTTCATTCCCGAGCCCACTGTCTTCACCTTGCAGATCGCGCAGGACGGATCGGGGTTTCACGTCTTTAACTGGCCGACAACGATTCGAAACTATCAGCAGGCGCTTCAGGTTTCCATGGAACCGAACACGCTAACCACCATGTACTTTGAATATCGAAACGGAGGATGGGATCTTCAGACTCCTCCGGTGGTAGGACCCAGGATATGAACCCAGGATTTCGCCGCACGCTCCCGCCGGTCGATGAGATGCCCATGCCTGTCGAGGAGGAAGTTCCCCTTGAACTGCCACTGGAAGAGGCCCTTGAGGACGAGCCATTGGGACAGGTTCCGATACCCCCGGAAGCGGTTTCGTACCGCGATGGCACGCAGATCTGCGGTAACTGCGAATACATGGGTGCCGATGGGATGTGCGAACCGCTTCAGATCGACGTAGGGCCGTCCGATGGGTGCAACCTGTTTAAGCAGGGAGAGTCGGAGTTGCCGGTGGAGGATGAGCTTGCTCAACCCCTATAGCCGCATCCGCGAGTTGGAGTCCATGCTCCAGTTTTCCGAGCAGCGTCTCGTAAGCGCGGAGGATCAGGTTCGCCTGCTTCAGGCTGAGATCAAGGAGATTCGCCTGGAGTCTCAGCAGGATCGCCGGGACGCAATTGCACGCCAGGAGCGCGTCGAGGACTGGATGTCTTCGATGATAAGCCGGGTTCCGATACACGGCAAAAAGCAGGAAATGCCTCCTCCGCCCGAGCCGGTGCGGAGGAATACGATTCAGGGCCGGGATTTGGAGCAGAAGCTCTATGCGGAAGCCGTGGCTAGCGCGGAGAAAAGCGTCCTGCAATGATCCTAGACGAGCAGCAGAAGTCGTTACTCAGCGGGTTCATCCGAACCACCTGCTACACGGACGTGCAGACGATCCGGCAGGACACCCTGCGCCGGTTGATCTACAACAACTTCTTCTGGCAGGGCCAGCATTACGTCGCCCCGATTTCTGCCGTTCCAAATACCTTCCAGTACGCCGGGATCAACACGAATAACCACTCCTACGGAACGGCGAATACCGGCCAGAGGGCGTACTGCAACTCCTATAACTACTACAAGGGCGATGGCAAGAAGCTCATGGGTATTCTCGGCCGTACCCCGAATGCCTACGCCAGCGCCATTCATCAACGCGACGACCGCGCTGTCGCTGATGCCGCGAACGCACAGAAGATCATTGACGAACTTCGCTGGCATTGGGACGTAGAAGTTCTGAATGCCTATCTCGTGTTCTACCTGTGGACGTGCGGCCCGGTATACGGGTATACCCCGTATGGGGTGGATGGACGGCGCTATGGGGTGACGCGCATCCCCAAGTATTCAATGCAGAGCGTGGAAGTGGAGCCAGGGGTTTTTGAGAACTTCCCCGTCATTAACCCCGATGACCCATACGACGAGTTCCCCAACGGAAGCGTCAGTCTTATTCTCTGCAACGACTATGAGATCATCAAGCCTACCCGGTTGAAGTCGATGACCGAGGCTCCCTGGTGGATCTACGAGCGCGAGGTCCATAAGGCCAACCTGCTGGAGAACTACCAGGAGTTGAACAACCCGGAGTTATTCCAGAAACTGAACACGTCCTATCCGATCCTGGACCATTACGGCCGGACGGCCCGCGATCAAGCGGCAAGCACTACTGCCTACAACTACCCAAAGGGCACCGAATATTGGACCCAATCGGATATCTGGCTGCTCCCTTCCATGCTGCGTCTGATGAAGATGTCGCAACAAGGCCACGACCAGTTTGTTGACCAGATGCTTGCCGAGTACCCGGACGGGGTTAAGGTCACCAGTATTAATGGGCATCCGATTCGCCTGGAAGCCGAAAACTTGCACGATGTCTGGTTTGAATGCCCCTGCGAGGTGGGCCACTCTCTTGACGAGCCTGCCTTGGGCGATGAGACGGCGCGGACAAATCGATCCATTGACGACATGATGAATGTCGCTCAAGAGGTTGCCGAGAAGGGCAGCCCGATGACCCTTTATCGTCCTGAGATGATTACGCCGGAGGCCATTCGCAATCACGCGAACAACCCGGTGGACTACATTCCGGTAGCCCTTGGCGCGGCGCAAAATATCAAGGATGGGGTCTACACGTTCGATGCCGTAGAGCTATCTCCGACTATTCCGCCGTTCCGGGAACTGCTGGTTAATACCATGCGCGACAACAGCGGCCTCAACCCCTCTCTGTTCGGTGGAGTTACCAAGGAGCAGACGCTCGGTGAGGCGGAGTTGAGCCGCAATATGGCGCTCCTGCCCCACAACGTCACCTGGAACTTTATCCGCCGCCTGTTCGCTGGCGTGTATACGAATGGAGTCCGCCAAGTTGCCCGGTACGGCTGGTCCAAAGCGTACTTTGGCGGTCAGCGCAACGGCCCGGTTAAAGAGATCGATATCGAAGACCTCCGTAGCCTCCTGAAGGGAAACTGGAAAGTAGAGTGCGAGGAGGCTATCCCGCAGACCTGGGGCCAGCAGAGAGCGCAGATATTCCAACTCCTGGGCATGAATGCCGAGGTCTTGAATATGCTTGGGATCATGACTCCGCGCAACGTGGAGGGCATGCTGAAGACCATCGGTACGCGGGAGTTCATACTGACCGGGGAGTCTCAGCGCAAGAAGACGCTTGGCGATATAAAGATGCTCTTGCGCGAGCAGCCTGTCATGGGTCCGATGGGGCCGCAGTCTTCGCAGCCGCCTGACTTGTTCGCCGATGATCCGGTGGCCGTTGTGGCTATCGTGCGCGAGTGGGCGCTGGAAAACCAGATCGAAAAGCAGGTCAATAAGATCGGCTACGATAACGTGATTTTATGGGCGCAGGAATACCAGATGGCTATTCCTCCTCCGATGCCCGTAGAAGGTGGAGGCGCTCCTCCGGCTGGGGGAGGAGGCGAGCCGCCACCGCAGAACGACCTTGGGTCTTTACCTCCCGGTGGGGTAGATCCATCATCGCCGCTGGCTCCCGAGGAGCTTGCCGGCATGGCTCTGGAAGGAGCCTAAGGAGTAAGTATGTCCGCACCAGCACTGGCAATACCAGAAAATACGCCCGGAACAGGAAGCATGGCGCAGACGGCGATTGCCGCTGCATTGGCTCGCGGATCTCAGACGGCGGAGTTGCAACCGCCCGCTGAACCCGTGGGCACGCCTGCGCCTGCCGCCGATCCGGCCGTGACGGCCAATCCAGCCGCTCCTCCCGTGGAGGCAGCCGCTCCGGTTGTCGAAGAAGACAATTTTGAACTCGACCTGAGTTCCAACCCACTGGAAGCCCCGGCCATTGATCCTTCTGCTCCCGTGGTTCAGGATGTGTCAAGGGCTCAGTTTGACAAAACCTATGAGGAGTTCAACAAGCATCCGCGAGGCCGCCAGATCGTTGAAGCGCATAAATTAGTGGCGCAGCTTTCCGCCTCTCCCGAGGAGGGTGGCTTAGGGCTCCCGCTATCGCGCGAGCAGGTCGTCGCTTGGCATCGCGATCACAGCCTGATTGACCAGATGCGAAGCGATTTTGAGTCGGCAACGCCTCAGGCCGCTAAGAATTTCGTCAACTACTGGCTGGGTCGTGACGATCAAAACCGGGCCTTACCTGGCTCGGAAGCGATGATCTCTCATCTTCCGGAGGCCATCAAGACCGAGGCACCGGAGGCATACGCCCATCTCAGCGGGCACATGGCTAGGAACTTCCTATCCCGGCTTAATACCGAGGCGGCGGACCCTAGCTATACTGCTGAAGACCGGACTCGCATCAAGTCTGCGGCTGCTATTTTCGCCCATCTCCTTGGCGTTCAAGCCCCGGCATCGGAGCCGAAGGCGCAGGACTCAAGTGAGGTGGAGCGGCTGCGGCGCGAGAACGAAATGCTGAGAAATGGGCGCGTTCAGCAGTCCTCCGAGAGCACGAGAGTCAAGATCACGGGCGATCTGGAGAGGGTAGTTCGAACCGATGCAGCCAACCGGCTTGCCTCCCGGAAGGACAACCTGGACCCAGCTATCTACAAGGCCATTGAAAATCAACTGGTCTTGGATATGAAGAACCTGATTCAATCCAACCCCACGGTGTATCGGGAAATCGAGAAGAACGTAGGGCGCATGTCGGCCAAGGGCATTGACCCGAATCTGCTCAAGCAGACGGTCTTTATTATGCGGCAGACCTATGCAGGAAACGTGGGTCCGATGGGGGCGAAGTATTTAACAGCGGCTGGCCAGCAGATCGTCCAGAGAAGCGACGATCAGCGCGGCGTATTGCAACAGGCACAGAACAAAGTAGCGCCAAGTCCTAGTGCGGCACCAGGTAACTCTGTTTCGTTTGGCGGTCTGAATCCGGGAGAATCCCTACGGGATGGCCTTCGCAGGAAACTGGAAACCGCCAGGCAGGCATGAGTGCAATAATGCTATATAGCACTTCGGCGTTTAGGAGGATGCAATGTCCGCTACAGTTATCGATACAGTCTCGACTCAGCTTGAGATCGTGGCTCCCGAGTTGGCCCGCTACTACGACCTTTCGACTTCGCTAGCCTCCGCGCTGAAGATTTCGAAGACGGTTGCGGCCAGCCGTTATTTGTACCGCCAGCCGCTTATGCAGTGGGTCGGCGGAACATTCCAGAAATACTCGGCCAACGGCGGCGACATGGGCGGCGGGAGCGGCCCAAAGACCTCCAAGCTGGAGTCCGGTTATTTCGACTCGAACCTGGGCTTCGAGATCACCAAGGAACAAATGGACTACATGAAGTCCAACGGTTCCGCGATGATGGATGTGATGACCGAAATCATGTCGAACGCCTTCCAGCAGTTGGACGTGATCGACAACGTCTACCTCTTCGGCGACGGCACCGGCAAGCTGACCAATCCGGCCTCCACTGGAACCTCCACCACGCTGACGTTCGCCGCTCCGACCGACATGATTGGCATCAATCAGGTGGATGAAGGCCAGTGGGTTGATGTGTGGGATGCGACCGGCGCTACCAAGCGGGCCGATGGCCCGTACCAGATCATCAACATCGAGTACTCGACCAACACCGCAACCTTTGGAGCGGCCGTTACCGGCATCCAAACTACCGACTTGCTGGCGGTTCGCGGTGCGGACGCTTACGGCCCCTCGACGCTGACTTCGTTCAGCTCGACCTGGCCTGGCGGCGGTCTCACCAACGGCCCTGGTCTGACCGGCGACTCCTGGCGGCACGGGCTGCGGTACGCGAACGATGCGACTCCAGCCAACTACTACCTGGGCGTCCAGAAGTCCACCCTGTCCAAATTGCTGCCCGTTCAGATCGCCGCCGGATCGACCGCGCTGACCTTTGCGACGGTTGAGTTGGCGAAGGATCTTCTGCTTCAACGGCGCGACAAGTCGATCCTGACCGGCATGCAGTGCGTGATTCACTATGCGCAGCGCTACCAGCTCCAGCAAATCGTCACCGCCATGCAGACGTTCTACCGCGAATCCAAAACAGCGGCCATGATCGATGTGCAGCCGGTGGCGGAAGACGCGGTGACCGTGGCTGGCATCAACTGCATCGCCGACAAGCGCCAGTCCAAGGACCGGGTTGATGCCTTCAACTCGAAGAACTGGTACCGCGTGGAAGGCCATCCGTCGCAGTGGCTGGACTTCGGTGAGGGCCAGAAGGTTCGCCTTCGTACTGCCCCCACAACCGGCAACCCGCAGGCAACCTATGAACTGAAGATCGTCCAGAAGATGGATACCGGGTGCTCGGACCCTGGCGCGTCCTTCTACATCGACGGCCTTGCGGTTCCGACCGGATTCTAGGAAAGGAAGGGGGCTTCGGCCCCCTTTGCCCCATGAAATCGAAAGCATACTACAGCGAGCGAGTCGGGGTAATCCAGGGCCAGATAGCATCCAAATCCAGTGAACTGGAATTCCTGCGCGGGGAGTTGGATTAAGCTCTCCACCTGATGAATATGGCTCCCGTTCAGGAGCCCGCCCCAGAGCCGGCCAAGGCTAAAAAGAAATGACCACCCACGAAAAGATTCAAGTCGAAAACACCTACATTCGGTCTCAGACTGGTACGAAGCCTCTTCACGCCTGGAAGCACACGGACGACCTGTTCCTGATGGTCCAGAAGATCCGGGAGGTCCAAGGCGAGGCCTCTGGCTGGGTCGGTGAGTGGGACTACAAGTCCGACCCTGAGACCGGGTTTATTCTTCCCGTGCCAATCTACGTTAAGTTCCCGATGCTTCCGCAGCACAAAAACAACTGGGTGCTTTGCCGATACCACGAGGCCGACCAGGAGGTATCGTTCAACCAGCAGTTCGGCGCAAAAATGCAGTATCCGGCTGGAGGGCTCTGGCAGCCGATTGAGTGCACGGTGATGAAGGACGGCGAGATTCCCAGTCGCCTGGAGTCCGAGTTGGCTGTTCAAGGGATTCGCGCCAACCGGGAAGCGCTGCGCAAGTTCTTCACCGAAGGCGAGGAGCGTCAGAATCAGCGTGAGCAGCGTGAGAAAGATAATTTCGGATACATGTGCCGGAGCAAGTTTTCGGCGTATCTGGAAAAACCAGGACAAAAGGGCGGCACGGCATTTCAAGTCGCTGGCCTCCGGGAAGACAAGAGGATCAATTGATAGCATCTACAGCCACCATGCCCGAGTTTCAGCCGCTTGCCCCGCGCACGATGACCACCGACCGGGTGGTTTCGGTGTGCCCCCTTCACCTACGCAAGGAGATGGCGATAGGCAACGGGTTCTATACGTTTGAGATTGCTCCGCAGGAACGCGGTCACTACGCCATCCTGGAGCTTCATGATACCTATACGATGATCCGGGCTGGCTTCAAAGAGGAGACCGACGCCGACGAGCACTACCGCCCGGCCCCGATCTACTCCGATAAGCTTGCCGACTCCCTGAGTATATGCTGGAACAACAAGATTGCCCGCCAAGGCGGGATGGGCGTGGCGGTTGTTCCTCGCAACATGCAGGAAGGCTCGCCGGAGTTCAAGAATCTTCTGCGTTCACTGACCGCCCAGGTCTCCTTGATGGCCGATTGGTTCATCAGCGTGGCCAACTCTATGCACCAGCAAGGCCAGAGCGCGGGAATTACGCCGACCCACAAGACGTTCGCCACCTGGAAACTGGGTGACGCGGCCAGCGCGTTGCCGTGGTTCGTGCTTGAGAATCACGACTCCATTAAAAAGTGTCCTGGTTGCAGCAGGGGCATTCAATTTCAAGCCATTATATGCGACCACTGCGGTACAGACCTTCCTGCTTTCTACCAGAAATATAACCTTGACCCGTCTGGCGACCCATCGGTCTCTGAGTTCATGAAGAACACTTTAAATCGGATGCCCGCTGCCTCTACCGGAACCACCGCGACAGCCGCCTCCGAACCGCTCCCCAAGGCAACTTTCAAGCCGCAGGTTCTCTCGCCGGAGATCCGTACCATTCTGAGAAACAAGATGGACTCCGAGCAGACGGCGGAGTACAACCGGAAGACCACGATGGAGCTGAAAGACGACTATCTGGTGGGCGTGATCCCTGCCATGTGTCTGAAGAGTAGCGATCTGAAGGCCAAGTTGAAGGACAAGGGCTGCCCGGACTACCTATTCGGCGACTAAATGCTGCCTACCGTAAACCAGATCTACGCACAAACCCGCGCCAACATTGGCGATACAGAGGTGTCTGGGGGCCAGATTTACACTGACTCCCTGCTGCTTCCCCACGTCCAAGAGGCGGTTCGCGTGCTGTATCGAGGTATGAGGGGGGTTTGCGCCCCTCTCATCACGAAGACCTGGTTTTACACGCTGCCAGAGAACACGAATCAGCTAAAGCCATCTACTGCCGGGATGGATAATTTCGTGGCTCCGGTAGCGGTTTTGGCTCGGGTTGGGCTGGATACCTATAACATCAACACGGCCACATACGCCGCGTCTCCGGCTGGCGTTACCGTTACCACGAGCGCCGCAAACAACTTTGATACCGGAGACTTGATTGTCCTGGAGCAAATGGGAGCGATGATAGGGGCCAATACAATTGCCGCCATCACGGCCCTCAGCAGCACGCAGTTCCGGGCTAATGGGGTTGTGACCAGCGGTTCGTATGTTAGCGGCGGAAAGGCCGTCAAGAGCGCCAACGAGTTCACCCCGGTGTACGTGGCCCCAGAAATCAACCAGGGCCGTAGTAATCTCAATTCCCAGATCGGCGCGTTTGCTTGGCGGGAGGGCCTGTTTCAGTTCACTACCTGTACGCAGGCAACCCAATTGAAGATCCTGTTCCGGTCCAGCTCCGCCAACGTTACCACTGGGGCGGATATCGTCGAGATCGATGACTCTATAGATTTCCTTTCCTATTTCACGGCCTACTCAGCGTGCAAGGCGCAGGGGGCCGACGACCAGTCCAGAGAGTTTTTCATCCGATCCGTTGGAAGCGGCTATTTCGATGGAGTTACCGGCGGAGAATTGTTGAATCTGACTAGAACGCAAATTCAGCAAATCCAAGCAATGAATCCGTACGAGCGGGGTCCGCTTCCGTTCCGTACGCAAATGCAACCGTACGCCAATTACTGGTAGTACATAACGTAGCTCTCGCGAGAGGGAGCAGGCGAGGAAAACCAAAATGATCAATCCCATTCTCCAGAACCTGAAAATGGCCACTCAGGCACCCTGGTTCGAGCAATTCGGAGTCACTAAATCTGCCTTTGTGCGGCAGACCATCAGCAACGGATGGACGAACGGCTTCACGCAGTTCTTCCGGCGTGCCACCGGAAACCTGATCCTCCCTCTGATCGGTAGCGACGGAGACTCCGCCACGCTTGCCGGAACCGCCGTACAGCCGAACTTCACCACAAAGACTTTCGCCATCAACGCGAACGCCACACTGGCTACGCAGGCTTTCTGGATCGCCGACCGGGAGTACTTCATCACCGGACTGTCGGAAGTCCACGCGGTGGCTGGCAACGACTCCGGCGCGGTCACCGGGTACATCACCAAAGAGCGGGGCACGCAGGCTCCTGGTGCTGGCGTTTCTGTGATGACAAGCACCTTCAACTTGAAGGGCACTGCCAACACGCCACAAACGGGAACCGTCGCTACGAACAATGAGTACCTGCGGGTTGCTGCTGGCGACCGGCTTTCGTTCGTGTTCACTGGTGTGCTGACTACGCTTGTCGGCGTGGTGGTGGAAGTCCAGTTGATGAACGGTGAGTTGAACACCCAGGCCGTATTCAGCATGCTGGCCAATGGCTCCCTGGCTGACCAGAACTTCTTTGTCGCCACCCGGCCCTGCATCGTCAGCAAAATCGATTACGTACACTCGGTGGCCGGTACCAACGGAAGCGCCGTGAACCTCCAGGTGGAAAAGTGCACGGGAACGACGGCTCCCGGTTCCGGCACCAATCTGTTGACCAACAACACAAATGCCGGGTTTGATTGCAAGGGGGCGATCAACACGGTCCAGACCGGAGCGCTCACCGCTACGGTCGCCGATCTACGCTTGGCTCCAGGGGATCGCCTGGCGGTTGACTTCGCTGGTACCTTGACCACGTTGGCCGGCGTGATTGTCGTTGTCACTCTAACACCCATTGAAGGCGGCAAGCTCGTAACCTTCAATATGCTGGCGGTTGCCGGGCTGATAGACCAGCCGTTCTTTCAGGCTGACCGATCCTACCGGGTCGTGGCCGTATACGAGAACCACTCGACGGCCACCTCTGGCGCTGCCAATGTCCAGGTTGAAATCTGCGTGGGAACCACGGCTGTTGGTTCGGGCGTAAACGTCCTAACTAACAACACGAACGCCGGATTCGACTTGAACGCCACGGCGAATACCTTTCAGACCGGCACCCTGGTCGAACAGGGCCTTCGTACTCTACTGCAAGGTGACCGGCTGGTGGTTGATTTCTCCGGTACTGTAACCGGCGGCGCTGGTGTAACGGTTACGGTTGAACTCGAAACGGCCTAGTCCTAAAGTCCATGAAGGATAAGGCGTGGCAGGAGCTACAGATCGTAGACTTTAAGGGCTCTTGGTCTTTGATCGATCAGGACGACATTCCTGACGACGGAGCCCGCAAAGCCCTTAATGTCACTTTTGTGCCTGGACAGGTCCAGACCCGCTATGGGTTTGGCCTGTCCTTCACGCCTGCCTGCATAATTACAAGCATGTTCCACTGGCTCTTCGGAGACGATACAACCTCCGGTAAGAGTTATTTGGTCTGGTATAAATCTGGATATGGGGTTCAATATGCCGACCTATCATCGCCATCGGCAACGAATGCCTATGCGGTAACCGGGGCCTACGGGGCGGTATTCGCACCTGCGGGAGGCAGGTTCTACGCCGCGCACTACAATACTTCCGGTGTTGGAGCCGATGGTGGCCGCGTGTTCGGGGTTAGCACCGGAGCCGAGCCATTATTTGTCCGCCCAATGCTCACTTCTGAGGTGACGGTTGTTCCTACTCTGGTAAGCCCAGGCGGAGCAATGACTCCGGGAGTGCGCAAGGTAGCCTTCATCCTGACCACTAAAAACGGGTATGCGGGCAGGCCATCTCCAGTGGACATATCGCTTACCCTTCAGCCTGCTACGGTAACGACAACATCGGCCAACCGTCAAGTTCTTATGACGTTTACGCCAACGCCGACATGGCCGACATACGCGGCTTCCATCCAGATCATCATGACGACGACAGTGGATCAGGCGACCTATTATTATGTGCCTGGAGCGGTTCTTGCGGTCCCGGCCGGTGGAGCCTTAGCCGTAACCTACACCCTGAACATTTCGGACGACGACCTGGTGGCCTCCTCGGCCGGGTTCGATCCGACTGACAACTTTTTCTTCTTGACGCAGGACTCCTCCAATGTCCCGCCGTTTAAGCCCAGTAGCGTGTTCTTGGCCGGAAACCGCATGGCCTACGTATTTCGGGCCTCACAGTACGGCCAGGGCGTTTTTATCAGCAATCCAAACGCCTACCAGCAGGGATCGGCGCAATCGAACATTCTTTATCTTCCTGGCCAGCAAGAGGTTACGACTGGATTTTATCGAGGCGGATCAATCTGCCTGATTGGCCCGAACTGGACTTTTTCGGTGGGCGACACTGGCGGAGACCCGGTTACTTGGCCGCCAGCAGAGTGCATAGACAGTTCCATCGGAACGATCTGCCCGGAAGGAGTCAGCTTCGATATCGCCAGGGGCATCGGCTGGGTGGCGCATACGAGCGGACTGTACCGCTTTGCAGGCGGTCGTTACGACCAAATGCCGGTGTCCTACATGAACACCTATGAGTGGGGCCGGATCAACTGGCAGGCATTTTACGCCCTGCGGGTTGTGGATGACGTGGTCAACAAGACCGTATTCACTGCCGCCCCGCTGCTGTCCAATGGCCGGGTAAATACGAACGGGACGGCTTTCACCTATGTCAGCGGCGATGAGTTTTGCCCGGCCTGGAAGGCGGGCCAGACAATCACCATCAATGCGGTCAACTACACAATCGTTTCTTCCAACCGAACGGCAGGGGTGCTCAACACAACCGCTGGCGTCCAGTCTAATGTCGCTTATAGCGTAACGCCTACATATAACACCCACCTTATGGCGTGGAACTATACCGGAGGAGACTCAGCCTCCCAGGTGAAGTTCTCCATGTGGTTTATCAAGGACTACGCGCCTTCTGCGATGGCGATGGTTCAGAACTACTCGACCAAGGTACAGGAGCTGTGGTTGGGTCAGTCACCGGCCATTGAGGCCAACGGGGCTGTGTGGCGCTACAAGAACCCACGCGAGAGCACTTTATACCGGGACTCCACGGCTGCCCTGGACTCGATCTACCAGACAGCCTATTACCCGACATATGGCGAAGGCGGGGGGGTATGGCAGCACCACGGAGTTGTGGCGAGAGTTAAGGGCTCTGGCAACCTGGCTCTGACAGCAGAAGGCCTGGACGGTACGCCGGGGCCGATATCCCTGCTGGCCATCGCCGCCTCATCGGCTCCTGGGCAGGAATATGACCGCTGGTGCCGATTAATCAGCGAGCGAGCTAGCTACAGTATCTCTAATGGAGCCACACTGGACAATTGGTTTGAGCTTTCCTTGTTACGCCCGCAGTTCTCTAAGTTCGTGAGGACGAGGAAGTAATGCCGATCCAGATCCCACGAGATGCCCTGGTTCCTCCCAAGCAGCCGTATTCGCTAGACATAACCACCGGCATAGAGCGGATAAAAGCACAGAAGAACATGCCATTGGCTGAGATCCTGAAGAAGGTTCAGGACTCGGTAAATCGGATCGAGACTACTTTGCGCTCCGGTGGCATGAGCGTGTTTGACGAGATTCTGGTAGTTGTCAACGGTGAACTGATCGCCTGGATCGGATCTCGCGACGGATACTCTGGCGGCTGGTTCAAGCAGCTTTATGTGGGCGGAGATGGGCCGGATACCGCCCCTCTATTTGCTGACGCAGACGGAAACGTAATCATTGGTCATGGCGGCTCCATTGCCGTGCTGGATGCGAGCGATTCAGAGGTGGGGTGGATCGGCACCGTCGAGCAAGCCCCCAAGACGATTACCGGGGCAACGAACGCCACGCCTATAGTGATTACGTCCACTGCTCACGGCTATCGTAACGGAAACGCGGTATTCATTGCCGGGGTGCTCGGAAACACGAATGCCAACGGCTACAGGCTGATAAAGAATGTCACGGCCAACACCTATGAACTGACTGATCTGTCTGGCGTGAATATTGCCGGTAATGGGGCTTACGGTGGAGGCGGGACAAGCGTTCGGTACTTTGGCGGTGCGTGGTTTCAGCAACTCTATGTAGGGGGCGGATCACCGGAAGATGCCCCGTTCTTTGCTAACTTTGCTGGCGATGTGGTGATCGGCGGGAAC